ATCCAATCCCCCATCTTCTTGAAAAAGAACGCCGTGTCATTAAACCCGCTCCATACATCCCCGATCTTAAACTCCGGGTAATTGGCGAAAAAGTCGCAGGGATAAATCTCGCCCTTGTTATTCACCGCCAAATATAAATATCCACATCCGCAAAAAGTCGGAGGCACACTCTTAAGCGCCATACCTTTCATCTTACGGTAAATGTTATTCTTTAACGCTATATCCCACTGGCTCCTGCCAAACTTAGGCTGACCGCTGAAATAAACATAATCAGCGATCCTCTGAAACAATTCTTTGAACCGCTCGTTCTTATCCCTGACCATATCCCAATGCCGGGCTGAAGATACCCGCACGACCGGAACGCCGCATTCATACAGCCGCACGATCTCCTCATAAATCCCGGGACGATCCGGGTCATCAACCACATAATGAACATCGCCGCCGTTTGCTTTGACCAAATCGATCACCGCCTGCGCTTTATCCAAATAACCGTCACCCAGAACACTACGTAACGCCGATATACTGACGCTTAAATTCAGATGATATTTGTGCCGCAAAACCCATTCCCTGACGCTTGGGTCTTCCAAAAAAATGAGACCGTTCGTGGTAACAACGTAGCGATACACGCAATAGGTGTCGCAAAGGTATTTGAGCATCGGGGAATTCAAAAACGGCTCACCGCCAAATATGCTGAACTTGATCCTGCGCTCATCGAACGTCCGGCAGACCCAATCAATAGTTGCGTCGATTATCTCTTTGGTGATCGCCGTGTTCTTTTGCCTAAACTCCTTGGGCTGATAACAGTAAGCGCACCGCAGATTGCAGTCCTGTGTCATAAGAAAATAAACCGTGGTGTATTCCTGCTTGCCGTCTGTTATCGAGGCGATGTCAAACATCCCCTCATCCTTGTACCGCTTGATAACCTCACGGCACTGTAACGGCAAATCACCGGTCGCTTTGCTGTTTTGAAGCTCAAATACCGCCATCAATCCTCCAAATCAATTTGCTAAGGTTAGGCTCAATCACCTCGATATCCATTCCAAGCCTCGTCGCAAACACCTGCCGGTGCTCATCGGTGATCGCACTTGCGTGCGAGGCGTAAATATTGTCCCTGTGTGTGCCTGCGATAAACAAAACGAAGTTTGAGATATTGCCGTTCGCTCCCTGAACGCCAAGGTCTTGATAAACCTGACATAAAACACCCACAAACGCCGCAACAGTCATAAACCGTTTATGCGTGAAACACTGGACGGTTAAATCATCAAGATTATTCCTGCTAAAATGAATAAGCTCATCCACGGCGTTCTCGTTTTCCAAAAGAGCCGCTTTGAATGACGCTCTGTCCGCTTTTTCCTGATCTTCAAGCATAGTCCTCACCACGAATAAGGGTTGCACTTACAATTCCACGCCGAATGATTATGCCCGCCTGCGTACTCACACGATCCCCAATTTGATCCCGGCGGCGTATACACGCACCAATCCCATGGCACATAGCCATCCCACGCTACCGGCGGGTTAGCCGATTTATACGGATGCTCAGCCGCTGACGGCAAATTGATACTGGCGCAATTCCAATAATGATTTATTGAATATTGGCATTCCGAATATTTATGATCATCGCACGCCACCCCGGCGTACGAACAACTCGTGTAATGGTACCCGCAATCAGCGCAATACTGGCACTGCTCGGTCTCGCAGATACATCCGGTCATTAACGCCTGAACTTTCTGCATCATCTGCCGGAAGTGAATCCCTCTAACCTCGGTTGATAACGCCGTGATTGTGGGATCCGTGAAATCCATGCACCCGGAACCATCCTGCGGGCAATACCCGGGCGTGCCTCTCCCTGACTTACACGCCGCAAGCTCTGTCCTTAACTCGTCAACGTGAACCTTCCTGATCTCGGTAACCAAAGCGGTGATAGCCGGGTCCGTGAAAGACGCCTGCGAAAGCCCACGACGAACGAACTCGGTGTTCAAGAATAACCGTAATTCGTCAATATGAACCTTGCGGACTTTTGTCGATAAATCCGAAAGCGCCGGGTCCGTCCAAGCCGGTACGTTTGACGAACATTGTTTTGGCGGTATTAAATGAGCCATATCTCTCCCTATGAGGCGTAAACCGCCGTCTTATCAAAAAATCCCTTTGTGCCTGATGCGTTCGTTCCGTAATACTTGTTATTGCCCGGCAATGCCACCCCGTTCTCAAGTTTCGCCGTGGACACACCGCCGTCTTTTAACTGCAACTGATCGCCCGCCGACACCTGAAACACCGATGTGTCAATAAGGCCGTCCAAATACTCCGGTGTCGTGTCGCTGACATCCGCCTTCAACTTGTTCGGTGAATTTTCTGTCGGCAAAACACCCGCCGCTGAGGGAACGCTCGCTAAACCCATAATCGCCGACCCATGTACCTTGTTAGCCGACGTGATTTGCGCTAACTTCGTGTCCTCAATTCCCGCTCCCAGGGCGACCTTGTCATTGGTGATCTGTAACACTGGGTCAGTCAATAACTCCAATGCCTCCCAATTAGCCCTGCAGGCTGGCGGGAAATTAATCAAAAGCATGTCGTTTTCCGGTTTAGTCTTGTCCCAAGCCATCGCCCACCTCCTTATTGCGATACGACTCAGCCACCTCATTGAGGTCAAAAAGCTCAATACCGTGTTCTCGTAACATCTGAATCCAGCAGACATCATGAACAGCCATCTGCTGTGCGTAGTTCAACGCCTGCTCAGAACAGGTAAAAACAATCGGTTTCCTCTTTGGCATGCGCAAGATAATATCTCCACTAACCGACACATACGCCATGTCGTCAGGTATCTCCTTTTTGCATTTACAACAAATCAACTTATCCATCTTGAGCTCCTTCTGACTGGCTGGCGTGTTTAATGAATTTCTTCAATAAAACATTCAACGCCGGTTTACTGAAATCAGCGTCTTTAATCCCGATACTCTTGACCCTGCCGATTTCGCCGCCGTCATTAACCTTATATAAAATGACACCGTTTAAAAACTCACCGTTATCAAACTCAATGACCACTTTGCATGGAATCAACTTCTTCGCCATTTGCTCTCCTCCTAAATCCCGTGGCTGTGCCAGTCAAACATTCCAGCCTGCGCCACGCCTTGGGCGTCGTACAATTTGACCTTAAAACTCGTGGTACTTTTATCCACAAACTTCGAGTAAATGCCATTGCCGCTTCTTATCTCTATATGCACGCTAGGTTCCTCGTGGTATGTTTTAATAAAAAACACTTCTTTCCCATCCGCCGCTGAAACAACCGTGTCGTTACCGCTGTCATCAACGTCCGGTAAATCCCCGAAATACTGAAACGTTGAGCAGGTAATCTCATCGCCCAAGTTCTCCCGATACAGCGTCAACTCAATCTGAAAATACCGGCAGTAATAATCACCGGGCTGATACGTCTCCCAATCCCGCCACGTGACATTGTCCTCTGATGTGCGTATGCGGAAACTCGTCGCCCTTAACGTCTCCTGACCGGTGAAGCGGTACGTGAGACTGTCGTTAAACTTCGTGACTCCGTCGCTATTGAACCTGCGCCCCAAGGAAGTCGCAACCACAACGTCAATGCCGATATAAACACTCGCCACATACCCCAAATCCCTGACTGGTGTGGTATACGTACCGGACATAACGCCGTCCGTGATCACAATCGACTCGTCATTCTTCTCGACATTGTCCTTTGCGCCTTCCCACAACGGCTGTTCCTGATACTCAGCGACCATGTTCCTGAACGGAATCTCGGTAATCGTCACGACCGACTCTTTTGCGTTCATGGAATAGTTGCCTGAGGTATCAATCGCTTTAATCCAATAACTCTGACCAACGCCCTTCTTGACCTCTTTGGTCAAGTAATGCGACCCCTGTTGAAGCGTGATAAACTCGCCGCTGTCCCAATTAAGCCCTCGCCTGATTTCATACCCCCAAACGTCCACGTCCGTAATCGGAGTCCAGCCGAAATAAAGCAAATCCCTGTTGCGGTTAACCAAAAAGGACGACACATCTGACGGCGGCGCTGACTTGCCCACAACCGTGATCTCGCTTTCCGGAGCTGTAGCTAGAGCGCTTTCCCCGTTCATGGAATCAACCGAAGTAACTTTGACCTTGTAAGTATGACCATCAACGATGTCGCCGATAATACGAAACTGCGTGCCGGTGGTCTCGCCTCTCGCCCGCCAGCTTAATCCGTTATCGTCGCTTATATAAATCTTCGCCTTGGCGTAAGACTTAACGTAATGATCCACATACGCCGGGCGGTCAAACCAAACATCGATTGCGTTCTCGATCGTGCCGTCGGTTTTCTTGACCAGCGATTCGGTCAAAGCGAGATTGCTAACCGCCGGAATCTCGCTTGATAATGACGAGTAATTGCTCTGCGGCAGGATAATATCGGAATCGTCATACACCGCCTCGTTATACTCAAGCGCCGATATCTGCACCTCGCTTTTTCCTTCCCGCTGAACCGATACCACCCGGAAATCTTTCTTCACCTTACTTGTCTCGCCGATAGCGTAAACATCAAACGCCTGCGGATCATTAGAGAACGCTTCACAAGCGACCTCGGTATGCGTGCCTGTGGGTGAAGTGATAAACCGCTCCTCTATCGTGTCATCAGAAAACCTCACCTGAATCTTGTAAGATTTACCGTCCTCAATAACCATTGAGCGGTCTAATTTAACAAGTGTTGCCGAACTCCCCGACTGCGCCCTGCCAGAGAATCCCCACTGGGGAACGTCATGCGATATCGAGATAATATCCCCCGCCTGACACGCCACTGCGTCAATTCCCGCCCTGAAAGCGACCGATCGGTTAATGTATCGTGCGACCTTTAAGGCGTAGCGTGCCGCCCGTATGGCGTAACTCGCCCCCGTGGTGAATAAACGAAGCTGGCTCTTGCGCATCGGCTCACCTTGAGCCAGCGACTCCTCGTCAATAAAAGCGATCGTTTCCTGCCGATAGTTTTTCTCTTTATCAGTAAACTGAACCTCAATGACGTTCGGCACTTCTTTCATGGTTTTCCAGCTCTGGGCGAAGGAGTCTTTGACAATATTGCCCATACCGAACAACTGCGTTGGCGCTGTGGGCTTATCAATTTTAAACGTAAGGCCGCCTGCGCTGTACACCGGCATGGCGTTAAATGTGGCGCACATCTGAATCAAGACATCAAGCGCCTTATTATTTGAATCGATAACCACATCCATCCTGAACCGCTTCTCATAACCGCCTTTGCCGTCAGGCACACGCTCCTCGCAATACTGAGACATCTCAAGAAGCGATGCGTTATCCAAATTGTCGGTCACTATAAACTCGCCCAAACCGTAACGCTTATTGGTGACCAGATCACGCAAACACCACACTGGATTCGCCGAATATTTCATGACATACGTTAAGCCGTCCCATGAGAGAATCGTGTCATCGGAAAACAGCCGGTAATTCTCACCATCCCAGTAATAATCTTCCCAATCAACCGGAGCGCCTGCGTTACGCACATCAGGAATTGAAACCTTTTTGCCCTCAACAATCGCCGTGATATTCGGCATGGATCCGCTTAACTGATCTGTCGCTAATAACTTCAGACCCAATAAAGCGGTGTTGGGATAACACAAATCGTCTGTCTTAATCTCGTCAATCTGAAACAACGTAAGATCGCCCTGTTTCAACGGCTGAAGCGAACTGTCCTCGCTAGTTCGGGTCACACGAATGTCGTATTTGCCGGGCGCAAGGCCGTCTTTCCTAAACACCCTGCGCACGCTCGTGCGTGACTGCGCTGATATTGTCGTTTCGCCTAAATCGATATAAACGCTTTCCGAATGAAGTTTATACTCAACCCGATAGGTCACGCTCCAGCTCTGAATATCGCCTGAACTTGAGCTCTGCTGATACAGCCCGTTATTAAGCCGCAAATGAATCTCAAACGCCTCGACATCGGAATCAACCGTGGTGTAAATAGACGGATTGTTCTGCGTGAGGTTTGCGCTGATCGAGTAAATATTATGCAGATCCTCGAAGTTCTCGATCATGCTCTGATAATTCGTGCCAAACCGTTTGATAATGGAAACGCCGCCGAAATTCGCTATCGGGTTATCGTTTAGCTCTAACTCATCGATTGACTCAATCTCTCCCTCGCACAAAGCGAGCAAGACATTGAGATAATGTTTATCTCCGTCCTCCCATAAAAACTGATTGACGATATTTCCGCCGACACGATGCCTGCCGTAAACCACGGCGACCGGAACCCCGACCTCCTGAATTGTCTGAATACCGTCCCAGCCGTATGTGGGCGATCCTTCATCCATGCCGGTATTTGAGCCCAAATTAAAATCCGGCATCTTGGGCTGGTTCATGTACTGGTAAATGGAATACCCCATCGACAGCACAAAGAAAGCGAATAAGAACGGGTGAGCAACAGCCGCCGCCCAGACAGCGGAAATAATCCACGAAACCACGGCTATGACCGGAGCCTTCACGTCCGGAATAACGGTGATCTCGTCCCCGTTATCAATGCGCACCGATAAATCCTCAATGCGTTTGCCGGTAACAATCACCCGCTTGTCCTGATAATCAAATCCGGCGGCGTCAAGGTAGTCCCGCACGCACTTGCTTCGGGAATACTTGACCTTGCGGACTTGCGCTTCCTCGGTCTTAAACGGATTGGCTATGTTACGAATTATAACCATGCTCTTAACCTGTAAAATCCCTCTGTTCTTTTATTCCATGAGACATCATCAAGCCGGGACACCACAACGCCCTGACGGCAACAATGGATAAACCGCCGGTTACTTAAAACCACGCCAGCGTGATTCGCCACGCCTCGTGAATTTAAAAACAATATCCCGTCCAACGCTTGCGGCTCTGCGACTCTTACCCAATCATTGGCGTAATTATCCTTAAAGTAATCTTTGCCTTTTAAGCCCCATACCTTGCCGTATTCCAGATCCTCAATATCAAAAAGACGAACACCAATATCCGCATAAGCCAGCTTCAAGAAACCCCAGCAGTCAAGGCCGTCCATCGCCCTTCCCCTGTGGCGGTAGGGCACGCCGAGATATTTCTCGATCAAACGTTTCTCTACATCACGTAAATCCGCCTTGACGGAACCGAGGGAAACGCCCCGTAGCGCAGATAATTCTCCAGCTGTTTGCATCGCTGTTTGGTTTTGTTGCATGCGGTCTCTCCTCCCACATATCCGCATTCCGCTGATTTAAACTTCCATGAGCAATAATTGCGTGCGTACCTGCGTGCGGGTAAATCCACGCCCAGCACGTCAAACTTGCCGGTTAAGGTAAACTCCACGTTTTTCTGATCCGCCGAGTAATTATCGATATAGAACACGTCATCCATGTGGGCGTCCGGGTCCGCCAGCTGATCTAGCCATACCATGCGAATAATCACTCGCTTGCCACGAAAGTCATACTGCTCAAGATAAAGCTCAATAAGCCTCGACACGTTGCCTAAGCGCACCTTGACCTGATCAATCTGCCCCTGATTGTTCTCCGAGATAAACTCATGCGTGATCGGAAACTTTGAATACAGCACGCCGTCATAAGTGATGTCCTGATCAAATCCCGCTAAATGCAGATCGTTAATTCCGTCATACGCCTCAAGCGTGTAAAGGAATAACGGAGCGTTCTCCTGTTTTGATTTTTCCTGCCTGAATGTCAGATCAATGTCTCTTGGCATCACTTCACCTCAATCACATCAAACTCAAAGTCATAAACCTCGTGCGCTTTTAAGGTGAACTTAAAACTGTCCTCAACAAAACGCACCGAATACTCGACTGAATCGTTGGGGTTTGTCCACGTAAACGCCATGAACGCCCCGTACTTGCTCTTAAAAAACTCCCGCACTGCCTGCATGTCGCCTTTAACCCGGTTGCTAAACCGTAAGTGCCACTTGTGCAAAGGCGCCGCCCATTTGCGCCTGCGCTGTTCCGCCCCATTCTCAAACTCCGAAATGAGCGTCTTATATTCCAGCGTCTCCTCAAAAACAAAATCAGGCAGAAAAGTAAACTCGCTCATGCGTAACTCCTGATCACCGAGCGGATCTTGCCGTTGTTATAAATGTCATCAGCGATGGCGTTGGATAACATCTTGCGGTTACGCCAAACATCCTGAGCGTCCCACGCCTGAATAACCTGATTGACGTTGATCGTCACCCCGCCGCCACGGATAGATTCGCCATCGTTGAGCGCTCGAAGATTATCTGATCCGCCCACCGCCTGCATTCCCCTGCGGGAAAGAACACCCTCACCGGTCTGCGCTATAATCGGCACCTCATCCGGTGCGAGCCCGGAATGCGCACGGATAAACGCTCGATTGCGCCGCTCAACCGTGCCGCCCTGATGAAACAAACTCGCCACAGGAACGCCGAATATCGTGCCGCCAGCCCCCGCCATGGCTGTGAATATTTTCATGAGTAACAGCTTCGCCAAGATGTTTGAAATCATCTGCAAGACCGCTCTGCCGAAATCTGCGAACACTTCCTTGACACTGCGAAGCTCACCGGTAAACGCCTTAAAGAAAAACTGCGAGAAAGCGTTCTGCATATTATGCGCCGACTGCTTGGCGAACTCCTCCATGACATTAAACTGCCTGCCCGCTTCCTCTGCGCTTTTGCCCACCTCTTTCGCCACGTTCCTCAAAATCTCGCCTGTCTTATCACCCGTGTCCTTAACCTTGGCAAACACAAGGTCGTACTGCGTCATGGCTTCTTTTGCGCTATCCTCAGCGGCCAAATTAAACGCCTGCCTTGCTTCCTCAAGCCCCTGCGTCAATCCCTCGACATTAAACTGGATTGTTTTCTTATCCAACGACTGCGAAAACCGCTCAACTTCTGCCGCCGCCTGCCGGTAAGTCTCACCCACCGTGCCGGGAAGTTTTCCTAAAAGCTCATAGAATTTGATAAGCGGTGTCATAAGCGACTGAAAGAAATCCGTCCCGAACCTTAACAGCCCGTTTAAAGCGTTAACGATCCCCTGAATAAACGCCTCAACCGCACCTGATCCATACTCAAGAATCGTGAATATCCCTGAAACTAAATGATTGGCGAACCCCTGCAGGAACCCAAGCACCTGCCATAACATCTGCCCGGCTGACTCCAAAAAATCGTTCCATTTTGATTTAAGCGCCTGCACTTTTTCGTAACTGGTCATCATCTCAAGATTGACCGCCGCAAGATGAGATTTGCTTCTCTCCAAAATATGATTGGCGATCGCCTGCGCCATATGGTACTTCTCGACTTCTTCCGTGGTCTTACCCGTGGCACGAGCGTATGACTCAACAGCGTCCTTAAGCGACAACTGTAAACCATATGACCTGCGCAAAGTCGTAACTAACCCGCCGGTGACTGCGCCGGATATGGTTTGAAACGCTTCTTCCGTGGTCGTGCCGAATATCCTCGCCTCAACCCGAGCCTGCCGCATGAGAGCGGTTATCTGATCCATGTTCAAGCCCTGAGCCATGAGTGATGAAACCTTATCCGCCACGTTTGAGAAATTGACCGTCTCCTGTGACGCTTCCATCAACGCCTTTTTCATTTCTCGGGAGTTGATACCAACACTCTCAGCCATGCGCTTGAAGCTCTCATCGATTTGCTGGGCTTTCGCACCCATTTCCATGAGATCCCACGCCTGACGAAGCGCCATAATGCTCGCCGTGATAGCGGCGGTTATCGCCAGCCAATTCTGCTTCCATGAATTAGCGAACCTCTGCAGACTGCCACGGACGCCCTCAAGACGTTTCGTCGCCTCATCCCGCAACCGCAATATGATTGACAACTCTTTATTCGTCATCGCTTAAACTGATTCCTTCTTTTTTCCCGCTCAAGCTCAATCGCTTGAAGCTCCTTCTCAATGAC